ATTACCTTCAATAACAGTGCCTAAATTTGCTTTTACTCGAGCTGGTATCACTTTACGGAGTTGTTTAAAAATATTTTGGTCATAAAATTTTATTAATCTTATGTAGTCAAAGAAATTATTATTACCTGTATATTTTTTAAAATATTTATTTGAGATATCTTTTAACTCACTATAATTTTCCGAAAAATTATCCCTTGGGTCTCCAATGTATTCATTAAAATCAAGATTTGCAAAAGAACTAACTATATCTTCATTTATCACATCAACTGGTGAAAAGAATATCCCTAACCTCGGAGAGTCTATTGGTGAGTAATCATTAACACTGCTATCAAATCTTTTTGTCAAGGATAATGAAGCACCACTTCCACTTAATCTGTTTTGTTCCACTCTAATTTTTGTGGCGGTTCTACGATTTGGGCCATGATTGGGTACGATAGTTTTTGTTTTATCTATTACATCTTCAAAAGTGTTTACACCTGCGAAACCTTTTGCACTACCAGTTGTAGCCGAGTTTTGATTAGGTTTACTATCACGAATTGAAGCGTTTTGTGCCAGACCACTATTGTCATCAAATTGAAATCTCCTACTAAGATTATCAAAGCTAGATGATACAGTATTCCCAAAATATGACTTTGGTGTTGCAACATGATTATCAAAAGCTGTCTCGTTTAGAGGCTCACTCCATAATCTGAATTCCATCATTGAGCCAGAAAATCTATTCGATGAAAATGAACCAGTCTCATTACCACCTATAAATAAATTACCACTACCCGTCCAAGCTGCGTTATAAGATTGTGAAATTGAACTCGATATTACTAAACTTTCCCTCGAAGATAATCGTATTCTATCTAAACCAGCGTCATATTTTTTTACTAATAATTCATATCTAAATGGGTCAGTGAGTGTATCCGTGTTAGTGGATATTTTTCTCAGTGATGCATCATCGAAAAGTATTGATGATTTTGGTTTTCTATTTTCAAATCTTACACCAAGTTTAGTCGTTTGTGAAAATTTTATTTTTTTTGTGACCGTTAGCTGTTTCCATTCTGTTTCGTTAAGACCGACATACTGTGAACTTTTTATACCACCATCTTGATAACCATACTCACCCTCCTCTGTCCAATTAACAACTTCTTCGTTGCTATCTAATTCAAATAGGACAATACTTGCAACAGAGTCGACTTGACTACCAGAGGCTTTTGCAAACACGTTGAATGTAAATTCATCACCCACACTAACGTTTGCAACACTTGCGTTATTACCTGGGAATAAATTATCATCAGGATTTTTGTAAAATAGTGAATAGGAAGTAGTGTCATCGGATGTATTCGTGTGTTTCAATGATTTTGTGCCAGTCCTAGCAACGTTGGAACTACTTACTATTTCTAACTTGCCAAATTCAGCACTTCTACTACCTGTAATAAACGGTGGATTAAAAAGTCCACCATTAGTCCCCACCTCAAAAGAACCCGTCGGAAATAGTTCTGAGTTTATCTTTCTTTTTCTTAATAAAACAGAATAATAATCTCCATCATAGATTGGTAACAAGGATGAGCTGATTTCCTTATATCCATCGGAACCAGATAACATAAACGATACGGTTCCGTTATTATCAACTGACCCGTTATTTTTTAAACGTATCGCAAAATCACTATCCTTTTGGACTAAGACTTGGTTTGAGACATTGGTTGACCTAAATCTTAATTCTATTGACTCAGGCTTTCTTGAGGTTGTACCATCGTCATCCCAAGTTGTTTGAATAAATTGACCACCCCTAAATCCAAGTGCTTTTGTAAATTTTCTAGCTATCTCGAATTGTGCCTTTTGGTTATCTGACTGTAAACCACCATACTCTTTGACACGTAGAATTGAACTTGGTATACCATAACAATTTATTATAGCTTTTAATGAATTTATTGTACCTTTTGTTTTGAGTATATAAGGCATACTAGATATCAATCTTTTAGTAATCTCTCTAGTCATGTCACTCTCAGTTTTTGAAGTTAAAGAACCAGAGGTATATAGCTTAAAAGTGTTACCTTCTAGTTTTTGTCCAAAACCATATCTACTCAAATCCAATAAGTCTTTACCATCTTGTATATCCCAGCCCATTGATTTTGCTAAGTTGAATACTAAATCCTTCGAAAAACCTTTTGTCAAATCCGATTGTCTATCAGTAATCTCTGATAGATTTTTGGTATATAGCCATAATTCATCAAAGTGTTGTCCAACCATATCCATAAAATTTAAGAATGTTTCGTTTTGGGTATCCTCACGAATATGGTCTGGTAGTAAGTTGACCAATCTATTCGGATTAGTTTTATCGTATAAAGATGCAGAATAAATCTGGCCAGTTTCACCATTTACAGAACCGTACCAGCTTGTAAATTGTGTATTCGAAGAACTTACAGGTACATGAGGGTCAGCAAATGTTCCACTACCAGTTTTTGGCCAACTCGCGTCTCTTGATAGACCTAATGAACTGGAAAAGTAAGATGAACTAACATTATATAGATAATTGTCATATCCATCAAAATTTGATTTTAAATTTCTAATGTTATTCTCAAAACCCTTTGCATCTGGTGAACCACTTGTAACTGCAGCAAAAGATGAACTTTTAGCCGTGTTCAACTCTATTTGCTCTATCTTATATTTGAAATTTGATAATCTACGTTCGGCTGAACTAAAATTTACAAAATTTGTATATTCACTATAGTCTACATTTACCTCTATTGGTTTTTGACTACCTGTTAAAAATTTATCAAGGATTTGATTTTTAATATTTTTGTTAGATGTGACAAGTTCATTAAAACTTTTTGCAGGGATACTTCTTTGATTTACTGGTGATTCAACTTGTGCAGTATCGGGTGTTTTTAAAATTAGAGCACCCTCGTCCTCTTGTTCATAAGGGAATAGTTCTACTGTTTCGACCACTTGTGGTAAAACTTCTTTAACCACAAATGTCTGTGACTTTACATCTATATCCTCTGGTAAAGGTTCGTATAATCGAAATACTGCAGAGTATGGGTAAGATGGGAACGTATCTCTATCTGATTTTACATTTGTTACTAAAAACTTATTGTCATCACCAAAATGTAGATAGGTATTTAAATCCTCAACATTATTATATCTATAGGATATTTTTATTTCATTAAATTGTGCATTTGGATTTAGTTTGTCCCTAACTGGTTGAACAATATTACGAAATGTACTCCAACTTTGATTTAATGTCAAAGTATTTCCTGCGGTAATATTTGTGACTTGAGCCACAAAGGGAACTAAATTTTCAATAATATTTTCGTCAATCTGTGCATTTTCAGCTTCCTCGTTACTCATTATAACATTTAAGCTAATGCTGGTTACTTCGGTGTTATCACTTGTATTAATAACAGAAACTTTATATTGACCACCTATGTTATAACCTAAACTAATTAAATCAAACGTAAAATCTTCTTCAAATTGTGCGTGTGTGGATTTACTTCCTTGAGGTGGAGTTACTTCCCACTCCCATGCTTGGACACCACCTGACTCAGTATCTTGTTCATCCGAAAATGTCAACTTCACCGTATCACGGAGAGTTATTTCTTGTATGGTCTCTATGACCTCATTGTTATATAGAATAGTAGCAGACATCTTATACACCGTTTGGTTCTTTAATCACAGCTGGATAATATACAGTAGCAGTCTTGTTTTCCGCTGGATAATCAATTGTTAAACCGACACTATATCTTGCACCTCGTGATTTGAGTTCAACCTGAATTTCTCGTAAATCGTCACCTGAAATACCACGGGGGTCACTCGAACCGACTATAGCTACATCTTGAGCTTCAATGGTTCTATAATCACCATTACCTTTTACATCATAACCACCAATCTCCCATGTGTATTTCATTGTGACATCAGGTTTTGTAGATATACTTCTAAATGTTACAATCGTGTTGTTTCCTGGACTCTGTGCGGTATTTACCTCAACTGGTTGAAATGCGTTATCTATCTTCTTTATACCACGCATTCCTTGACCTCTATCCATATATTCTATGCCAGTCCTATCTGGTGTTTCTGTTGGTAAAAAGTCTTTAAAATAATTATGAATTGTACTTATATTTCTATCCCCTTTTCTATATTGTCCTGTTGAAATATCAGTAATAATAAATCTCGGTATTATTTCCTCACCTATAACTTCGGATTGTGTATCCACTCCACTATCACTCTGAATGGTTAAATTAGTTTCTGATTCTACATAAGAGTTGTCAATTTGAAATACACCACCCTTTAATTCGTTAGGAACACTCACACCACTATCATTAAATTTATATGTTGTTGATAAAGCTAAATCTGTTTCTTGTTCATCACTACCTAAAAAACCTCCAATGTTTGGAAATAATTGAGTTTTTTTACCTGTCTGTATCGCCAGAAAATTTTCTCTATATAATGTATCATTAATATTTTGAGGTGCTAAACGGATTTCATTTCTCGTGGGGGATATTTCCTGTATAAAATATTTGTTTTCCTTTATGGACAGTTCAATAGAGCCATCAGTATGAACAGGTCCTGACATAAGAGTTCCATCACTCATTTGATGAAAATTATTTTCGCCTGTATCGGTTAATGATGGAACTATATTCGAATCCTCATCTACCAAAAGAGTTTCGTTAGACCCTGCTAAAGTTCTTAAGAAATTATATTTGACTATAAACTTTCCTCTATCGTAACCTAACTTTCTTAAAACATTTCCTGTGTTAATCTTGACCCCCCCACCAATTGCTCTTTGATTTCCATTTGGTAATGTTTCGATTTGTGGTTCGTTGTATACAAAATCACTTGAATTCACACGACCACTATCTAAAAAATTTTCATTCAAATCATAAATCAAAACCTCAATGTAATCTCTATCTAATGAACCAAATACGGCATTACCATCCGTGCCAGGTATTATTTTTTTACCTGTATCTAATAAATCAATGTCCTCTCTTTTTAATCTAATTTCCATTATTCGATTGGGTCTCCGTCTGGTATAGAATCTAATTCTTCCTTTGATAAACTTTTAAGTTTTCCGAAAGTAAAACCACGAGCGTAAAACTCACCTATGTTTCTAAAAACTCTTTTTTGAAATCCTTGTATTAAAAACCTGGTTTTATCGGTTGGGTCTTCAGTCGTAACGACCATACCATTTGAAATATCAGATGGTAATTCATCTGCTATAATATCTTCAGATAATTCAGTGATATCTCTTTCTATAATATTATTTAAAAGTTTTGTCTTATCGTATTGAACTTGTAATTTATTACTAAATGTTTTAGATTGTTCAATATTCGCCTGTGTCGTGTATAACTTGTAAAGACTCTCATCATTGATAGTAACTGTTTCAATACCCTCATTATTTTCGATATTTTCATACGACAATAAAACATTATTTTCGTCACGAAATGGTGTTGATAAATCGGATGAATCTTTTACTTTGACCAAATACTCCTCTCGTAAGTCATCACGAAAGTTAGTATAAAAAGTTAATTTTTGTGCCTCTTCTTGTGTATATGGCATTATAGCGTGACCTTAAATGTAAATCCCTCGTCAATAAAAGTTCTAGTCTCGTCGGCAGTCCCACTACCACTTACTATCTTATAGTTCAAGGTATAGTATCTTTCAGGTTGATAACCAGTCAAATCCAAATTGAAAAAATTGCCTGTGGAATCACAACTTACTTTAGAACCACTACCAAAAGGTACAATAACATCTTCAGTCTCCGCGTCACGAATAGAATAAAAAGTTCCGTCACCAGACGTGCTACCACTCGGTAAATACTTTATACTTAGATTTGCATTTGAGTTTGAGAATGTTTTGGTTGGGAATCTAGCTCGTCCGACCAATCTAAACTTTGCTCTTGAATCCTCTTTATATTCTGGTCTCAATCCTCTCATGTAAACCACTAAGTCGTCTAGGTCTGATTGTGTTAGTGGTGATAAAGAACCAGTCCTCCAAACTGAGTCATCCCAAACTACCTCTAAAGTTGGTGGGAATTTAGTGTGCGTATCTGAAGAAAAGAATGAAAAATTACCGAATCTTGTTGTACTACCCTCATCAGAAGCCGTTACCGTGTTGCCAATGCTGCCAGTACGTTTTACTAAAAATCCGTTATTACTAATTGTGCCTTTCAACCACTTATCAACAATGTCAGTAACTTCCATCCGAACATCTTTAGATTTTTTAGTAAATGATTGTGATGCTTCAAAACCACTACCTGTGTGCCATGTCCCACCCGATGCACTTACAGTCGTGTTCCATAATCTGCCATCATTTACTCCTAACGGAAAAGTCCAACTACAACCCTCCGTCACAATTGGATTAGCATCAGCACGACCATCACCCTCTATCCAACTTCTATTGAGTGGATATGCGTAAATACTTTGGGATGTAGCCAGTGCGGTTGGTTTTGCGTCAAATAAATTCAAGAAATATCTTGAGCCTGAAACGGTGTTTGGCTTTGGTATCAAACCAGATACTATTGAGCTAGAAATATAAGATAATGGGAATTGAATAGCTATTCTCGATACATCCACAGTTGTACCTGTATCACTCACATCTTTTCTTATTTCTAATATCTCATCGAGACCTGCATTAAGACTCGATGATGCCTCATATAAAGTCGTGTCTTGGTCTGCAAAAATAAAATAATGCATTTTAGTCTCCTAATCCTATATTGTCACCAACAACAGAGCCTTTTATATCACTATTCGGAAATTTTATCTCAAATATACTAGGGTCTAGTGCAGTGTATACAACACCGTTTATTGTCGCGGTATCTAAATCAAAAACATTACCCGAATAACCCTCACTCGGTTTAAATTTATTTGTTAGCTTAATTATGTCTTTTGAACCATTTGGCTTAACGACTGAGGATACCCCTTCGACCAAAGATATTCTATAGACTAAGTCGGATAGAACTATCGGTTGTCCAATCTGCCAGTTTTGAATATTAAAGAAATCTTGAACCTCACTAACACACCTTAACAATACGTCATTCTTATTGAAACCACTTTTTGTTAAAATAGAAAAGTCGACTCCAAGATGTATTATGTATGCGTCTTTAATATTGATTGCATCTGTTACTAATCGGTATTGTGACAAATATGTTTTTAAATTTTCCTTAACGACATCTGTAAGTCTCGTTAAACTTCCATCACTAGCGTAACCTAAAGTATACATATCCATAGCTAGGGGGTTAGGTCTTGTGACTTGAACTTGACGAAGTGTTTTACCAACATCATCATCTGTAATTTTCTCATCAAGACTTGAAAAATCAAATGATTTATTTAGTTGGTCATCTTGTACTAAATGTACTTTTGCAATATTACCAAATTTCGCAGGTAAAGAATATGCTCTAACAATATAATCATCCTTTGTGACCGCCCTTTGTTGTGCTTGATAATACGCCAGAGCACTGTCTCTTACCTCTCTAATTGTCTGACCAGCACCACCACCCGTAGCAGGAGTTGGATTTGTAAATCCTACGGAATCTTTGGATTCTTGTACAATTGTAGAAACCAACAAAGAATCTTGTATTTCAAAAGTAATACTGTTTATCTCATTTATATCGTTTGCAGCTGCATTATCATCAACGCCACCACCAAAAGAATATTTGATAGTCAAGGTCGTGTTAGATGGTGCCTGTCCAAATGTTTTGGTATTTAAAAAATTACTTGGGTCAAAAGCTTTTGTTAAGAATGACGGACTACCTGGTAAATTTGAACCAACAGAATCAGGATTTGGTATTATTTCCTCGTCTGCATTTGACGATATACCAGCACCAAACCTAACCAAAGTCTCATCATTCTCGTTGATAAACGTTGTAAATCTTTTTGAGACCTTTTTTAGTTTTAATATGTATGGAGCTACATCCCTATTCAAAACTGAGGTTGGGTCATTTACAGAATTGTTTTCAATATCCTCGAATATAGTATCTCTAGCTAAACTATCGACCTCATACCAAAGGTTCCCGTCAGTATCGGTACATGATATTATTTCAATAACGTTGTTATTCGCAAGTTTTATTTCTGAATATTTATCAGCTGCACCGAATGTAAAAAACTCGGATGTAATCTCACCACTCTGTGCAGTGACACTTTTCTTTAGTAAGAACTTTGTTGGGTTCCCACTATCGGTTTCAAAAATAGATAAAACTCTTGGATTTGAAATGGTATCGATATTAAAATTTGCATCTTCTAAAGTTCTGAAAGTTGTGCCTGTACTTTTTGATTTTATAATAGCGCCTGCTTTTACGTTCAATGCATATCTTAAATCAGGTTTATTATCCAAAGCTGGGACGGTTTGGAACACATCTAATTTTACTGTCGCAGGTGAAGTAACAATAGGTTTGTATCCGAAAGATTGTGCTATAGAATAAACATTCCTTTTTTCCTCTGCATAAGCGAGTAATGATTCTCTAAATTGGGAGTCAATATAATAAGAAAGAACATCACCTACATAGGATGCCATTTCTATAAACATCATACCAGGTGAAGCTTCGTTGAAGTCATTATATGTATTAGGAAAATATATCTTTGCAAACTCAATCAAATTATCTCTAAAATCACTAAAATCTTTATTAAGATAATTAACATCTTTTACTAAATTTTTCTTTGTGCTGATTCTTGCCATTAAACTCTCTCCGCTGTATATGAAGCATCCAATGAAATTGTTTCTTGTGTTTGTGGGTCTAACGAGGTGCTAAACTTTATTTGAACTACTATTTTATTATTGTCACCCTCTTCAGTTAAAGTATTTACTTCACTTATTACTATATAAGGTAGCCATAAATTTGTAGCTCTTCTAATTTCGGTGTCAATCTTTGTAGGTAATTCATCGTCTATTTGTTCAAAAATTAAAGCTCGTAAATTACTACCAAATTGTGGTTGATTTAATCTCTCACCTACATGAGTCAACAATAAGTTCTTTAAATTACTTTTAGCCTGTTCTAAAATTGTTTTCGTTTTTTGGAAATCACCACCACGACCTGCTTTTAAAGGCAGACTTAATCCAACATAAATATTTGGATTTAAATCGGTGCTTCGTGCTGACATTACTTACCTTTCTTATTCATTGCTTTCATCAAGTCACTGTAATCACGAGTTAGTGCGTTGGTAACAGCTTCAGGTACTTGTTCAGAAGACACACCAGCTTTTTTAAAGGTATCAACGGCTACCATATCTCTCTTTACATCTTCTGGCTTTCCGTATCCCATTAACTCTGCCATTCTTGAAGTATC